ACCGCTCATTTTTAAGATGTAATTAGTTTTACAATAACTGGTTGTGAGGGGTCAGTTGTATTGCCAACTGCAGATCCAGTTACACACCACATCGTCAGACCCTGATTAAACGCAGATCCACCAGGAATCGAATATGTAATCGTGCTGTGTGCAGGAGCCTTGAATGTAAAATGAGGTGTTCCAACGCCGTTGTCAGTTGATGTAGCTGGAGTTGCTGCAGCGTTGTCACGAATCTTCAAATAAACAGAAGATGAATTTGCTTCATTATTGACCTGCACCATAAAAATACTGCCAGATCCACCAGTAACGTTTTCTGTAGCACCATTAGCACCATTACAATTACGGTCTAAGACGTACTTGCCTCCAATTTCCGTTATCGATGATGTTGATGTTGCAGTAGACATTTATTCCTCAAGAGCAAACAATTTTAACATCAACGGTTTCTGCGTTGTTTGCAGTCAATGCAGTGTTGTCTTTTGGATCTTGATTCAACGTACAAGCAAAACTCAGATTTCTAAAAGGTAGACCATCTGGAATGTTGTACACCGTCGTTGTTGTAGCCTCTACCCTCAGAACCATATCCGCAATGGTCGTTCCCATCGTGACCTGTGCTGTATCAAAAAACTTGAAATGAGCTTGTGCGTTGGTCGAGTTTATTAGTGCTATTGAGTATATCGAACCAGGTTCAGATGTAGCGTTCAAAATCGGTGTATTGTTGCACACGGTCTCACGGACTATCTTGTAGTCAAACGCATCTTCAAACTTGGTTGTCGATAGTGCCATCTAATCACTTATCCAAATCGATTGTTCGACGAGTAGGTTTTACCTTCGGATCTTGATCCATCGACGGAATTTCAACAGATGTTGAACTTTTAGATTTTCCAGATTTCAACAAGATTGCTTTTTGAGCTGCAGACAATGTTGCATTGTTTTTGGCAAGTTTTGCATCGATGTCATCGAGCATTTGTTTTTCTTCGTCTGTCATACCAGGCATTTTAGTATCCTATTCTTCAGATGTTGAGGCTACAGATTTCTTTTCGGCTGCATCTACATATCCCTGACCCAGGATGTAAGAAACACAAACCCCAGCAGTAAGCTTCAATGCTTCGCCAAGTTCAATATCTTCACCCAAAAAAGCCAAGACTGGAGGCATCAGTGCTCCAAGGAATGCAGCCCAAAATTTACGGGATGCAAGTTTCGCTTTCAAAGTGTCCATGATGTCTCCTTATGGTCGTTTTGACTCAAGCCATTGTACCAAGACAAGAGCGTCATCAGCAGAAGCCAACGCTGCATCCCACAAGGTTTTTTCGATTGTGCCTTTAATGCCAATTTGATCAAACTCGATCTTTTCTGTGGGCGACACAGACTCAAAATGTTCTAGTTGAACCTTAATTTCGGATCTTGAATTGTTGCAATCATCTTGTGTCATACTGCACCTGTACCGTCTTTTCCAACATTAGCGTTTACAAGATAACGCATTCTGCAAGTAACAACCGCTGGATCATTGCTTCCATCTGTTGAGTTTTCGGAACCAAAAAAAGCATACAAAAATACTTGAGTGTCAACATCGATCAATCCATTTGCATTGCTCAACTCGAACTCACCAAGTGATCCACTGCTCGTCTTTGTGTAGTTGCCGCTAGCGTTTTTGCCAAGCCAACTAAGAGCAACAACATTGTCATCGTCCGTATGTGTAGCACCGATACTTGGACCAACAAAATACTCTACAACAAGATGTATTTCATCTGCTGCTCTATTTGTGCTGTCATTTGCGGAAACAGTACTGTGAGTGTCTACGTCAGTTGTCTTGAACTTTACTATTCTTGGTCGAATCTCTCCACTAACATCATCGTACAGCCAAAATCCATTTGTAATGTAGTGGTTTGAACTGTCACCGATATCTGCGTGTTGGCCGAAGCCCATGCCAAAAAAAGGTCGCTGTTTATTTGTTGCGTTGTCGATGTCACCAGTCGCAGAAATGACTTCTATCTGTGTTTTTAAAATAAACGAGTCTGCAAAAGTAATTGGTGTACCATCTTTGTTTCGCAAAGGGATTGAGTACACATCACAAGTTGGCATCGTAGTTGCGCCACTTGAAATCACATCCTTAAATGTTGCTACAATCTCACGATTTGCATTCACTGTTACATTTCCATCGAGCTGTGTCAGCGCATGGCTTGTTCCATTGCCAAACACAGATGCTTCTGGATCAAAAGGATCAAAGTCTCTCCATCCCTCGATGTTTTTTTTTCTTCGCCCAATATCTCGTCGCGCAAACTTACCGGGTAATCCTCTCATCAGCTTGTACCCCAACCATTTACTGGATCAGCGTCAATCATATAGCTAAATCGAAACGTCATGACACAATCAGTTCCACCTGCATTGTTAAGTGCATTGGTGTCAGCAATCGCAATGAATAAATGTACCTGGCCTGTACCTGGATTGTTGTCTGTGTCGTTTAGTGTTTCATTTTGAAAAGCGACATTTGCTTTTTGGAAGTTGTCACCAGAATCATGGTACGCCTGACAAAAAATAGAAGCATTATCGGCTTTGTCTGTATCAGGTCCAACGAACAACATGCCTTCATAAATATTGGTTCCGTCGTCATAGCTCCCGGCTAAATTGATCACGGTGAAACCATCACCGTCATCTTGTGTATGTGCATACCTTAGTAGAACTGGGGCCTCATCAATATTTTCGCTCTGAGCACTATCTCTTTTGTTTCTCCAACCAAAAGCCATGTGCTTGTTTGTAGAGTTATCAAAATTAGAAGAATCAGCGCAAACTCCCACTAATATTTGGGGTTTTGGCTTATCAGTTCCAGAATCACTTCTAGAGTCACCTGTCATACTGATTAGCTCTAATCGTAGTCTCAAGGCAAACGGGTGAGCAAATGTGACCAGACGACCCTCTGCATCCCTTAGTGGCTTTGCAAAAATATCGCCTGCCGCCAAAGGAGATGCGGATGAGTGTGTTGTGCCATGAGTCTTGTTGTATGTGACAACAGACGATGTTGCGTTTTCAACAATAGAAGAAAGAATAACGGGGCTGTTTTGTTCTGTAATGACATCAGAATCGAGCAAACGAAACCGTTGCCACCCCAACGTAGCATGAGTCGATTTGCCCATGCTGGTGTGACTAAAGTTTCCCGGTACTCGACTTGTTCTAATCATTACGAAGCAGTAATCCTATTTACGAAGCCATGAATGCTGACTTTGTTCGCCGTCGTTGAATATGCCTTAACGACCAAACTATTTTGAAGAATTAGACCTGGAACCACAAGGATTGTTTCGTTGGGTTGGATGACGTTTATGATGTCATTATCTACAGACGTTGTGCCCCCAAACTGAATCACAAGAGTCTCTGCGGAAGTGTTTGTATTTGTTGCGTACAGATAAATTTCATCGTACTCACCAGCACCCGTGACATTATTGGCTGTATGGATTGTAGTGCCCGCACTAGCTGTTGCCGCCACTTTCACTCCAATGCCGTCTGTGCCACCACTGAGTTCTTGTTTTGCGATAATTGCCATTGTATTTCCTTATCGTCCGAAGACCTGTGTATGTAAAATGAGGTTCACATCATTTGCGGCAGTTCCACCACCACCAGCAGCAGACGATCCTTCTGTAAGTCGAATGTCGTTACCAGCATCATTTGTGAAGTACAACTCGTTAGGTGTTTCACTTTTCACCCACAACTGACCAAAGGCTGCTGTGTCTGCAGGCGCGTTCGCCATTTCTTTCAAAGCTATGGAAGCTGAAGCACCATCAACGGTTAACGATGATGCGTGAGTCGTCGAACCGTTGACTACAACATTACCGTTTGTGTTGATCCGCATACGCTCTGCGGCAGCATCTGCTGCTGATGTTTTCGTAGCAAAAATCATGGTTGAAGTGCCGTTTCCGTCACCACCGCCAGCCGCTAACAACAAGTCACCACCGTTTTGGTTTGCTGATCCAGTGGGCGCGGAACCCGCAGAGATGGTCAGATCTCTACCGTCCGTGCCTCCGCCTGTGGTTTCTACAGCAATTAGAGCATTTTGACCGTTACCAAACTCTGCAGTGCCGCCATCGACAAGAATTTTCCCTTCAATCGTTGTCAGAGATGTAGAGGTAGAGCCAATAGTTACATC